CCACGTACCAACTGCTGGAAGCGTCATATTCGGTACTAGACCAATACCAGTCATTTGTAAATATATTTTGATTGCCAAACATAGAAGTTATGAGCTCATTGATTTCGGTTTTATACTTGGCCATAAGCATAAGTTCACCCAATGCGGGCAGGTTCCACACGGTTGTATCTTCAATTCCGTCAGATTCAAGCGTACAGGCTTTATAGGCTCTGGCAACTTCGGCGGCAGGGGCGCCGACAGTTCCCTGGGTGTCCTTGACGCCTGCAAGGGTTTCTATTATAACATCGGTATTTTCCTTGCCGTCGAAGGTATCATAGAGTCCTTGGTTACCACCGCCGTAGTTTTTCAGGCCGCGTAGGTCAGTTCCGTAGCCACCCCATTTGAACGTTTTATTGCCGCCTGCGTCAACGCAGTCGCTTTTGGCGATAATGAACTGGTGGCATTCGGCGCGAAGTCGGATGCCGATACGGATATACTTGGAGCGATTATTCGCGCTCATGGAGTTCCATTCGGAAGCCGTGAAAAAGACTTGTTCACCGTCTTCAATCCGGAGCGTAGCCAAAGAAAGGTCAAGAAGCGTACCTGACCATTGCATATATTTGGCGATGTCGCTTGCGGGGGTGTTTTCATTCACGGTTGTAAAACCTATTGATTTTAAGGCTTCTATCTGGTCTTGTTTATTCAAGCGCAGAAGCATGGCGTTGGCGATATTTTTATCCATTTTATTGTATAATATTAAGTTAATACTATTCGGAAGCAACAGCTCTCACATGAAGAAGGGCTGAATTTTTGTTTTGATTCGTAATACGCCCGGTATTCAGTTCGAACGCCCAGGCGGAGTTAGTATCCCAAATTGTTGATGACCAGTAGTATTTATCAGTCATCAGCATACTGTCACTACTCCAAAAGGTACGCATCATCTCATTGATTTTATCGCGGTAGCGGTACATCAGAAGCATTTGGCCAGATGAAGGAAGGAACCAGTTGGATTCATCCTCGATACCGTCACTTTCCAAAGTGTAGGCACGGTATGCACGGGCGGCTTCGGCAGCTGGCGCACCGATCACACCACTATTATTTTGGTCTTTCAGAGTTGCGATAATGAGGTCAGTATCTTCCTCACCCGTGAAGCAGCCATACATGGCGCCCAGTCCTTTTTGATTCAGGCCATCTATGGCTTTGCCCTGACCGCCCCAGTAGAAGGTGGTAGTCATGTCGGCATTATAGCACTCCTGGGCGGAAATTACGAAGGAGTGTCCATGTGCCCGGATACGAAGACCGCGTTTGATAAACAACTGTTTGTTGGTAACCGTGAGGGAATCCCATTCCTCACGGGTGAAATACCATTTGGAGTTATCCGAGATGCGGTTACAGGCAAGATTCAAATCAAGCAGGCCGGCAGCCCACTTGATACGTTGTCCAAATTCAGATGCGCGGGAATTCTCGGTGATATCCGAGAATCCAACGGCGTTCAGTGCTGCTACTTGTGCCTGTTTGTTCAAGCGAAGCAGCGTGGCGCTTTGTTCATTAGTCATAGTTACTTGTTTATTAAATCATTAATATCCATATTGTCTTCAGCAAACCGTTCGAGATATTCTTCGTAGGTTTCGCCGTTATAATATTCAAGGACTTCATTGATGTTGTCCAGCGTTACGTTATCGTAGTACGGTTCCCCGCCATAAGACTCATTATTGAACCAGTTGATCAGGTCGATGTAGGCATCTATGACGGTAAGGATGACAAGGCCGTCGATACCGGATTCAAGGGATTCGATTTCATCCGTTTCACGGATAACTGTCAGTTCATACGTGCCGTTGACTACCGGTTTATCCTGTCTGTTGCCGTCCTCATCCATTCCGGCAACTCCATATTCGAGAATGGCAAGAAGCTCGGAGCCGTCAGCCTTCAGGGTCATGTTCGAGATACGGAGCATGGAAAGTTTACGGGATGCCGTTTGTGAAGCGAGGACGTCACGGAGCATCTGAATGGCGTCAAGTTTAGGCGACGTTTCAAGACGCAGGCGTTGGACGTTCGGCATGGATTCTATTTGCAGGCCGGACGGGGCGGAAAGACCTGTATAGGTCAGTTCAGGAAGACCGACAAAACGGAGGCTTGTCATTGTTGGTGGAAGAGAGATGTCATTAATCGGAGAAGTCTCTGCAAGAGTGATGTTCTCCAGTTTGCTACCGGACGCATTGATATGGGCGATACGTGGGCATTTGTCGGTAACGAGCGTAGCGATTTGTGTGTTCCGGATATCGAGTGATACGAGGAAGGGCATTTCGCCGCAGTTCAGCGAGGTAAGCGGTGCGTAAGAACCGATGGATTGTTCTGTATGGGTGTCAGAGCCCAAGATAAGGGTTTCCACAAGTTGCATGGCGGAGAAGCTCACCGTACTTGACAGGGAGATTTCAGACAGGTCGAGCAACTTCATGCGGTCAGCCTGATAGATATACAGCAAGGCGCCTTCCTCATGTGAGAAGTTGGTGAATACATATTCTTCGCCCGCTTCAAGGAAGCAGCTTTCGGAAAGGTTGCCGCTAGCGTCATTGCCGACACCGAAGTAACCGTTTTTAGCAGCGACAATCCGGATGGTGGCGTTTGATTTGGAAGATACGCGCCCGGAAATTACACCGCTGAAGAAATCACCGGTTTGGAAATAGCCGTCACGAATACGCCAACGTCTTTCGATGAAAGACGGAAGGGCGGTAAGTCCAAGACCTTGCAGGGCATAGAAGTAAATAGCATCAGAGGTGGCGGTATAGGAGATGTATTTCCGTTCACCGTCGTAAGAACTAACCAGTTTCTGCCATTTTTTGAGCCGTTTGTCAATGAAGAAATGCGTAGCTCCTTCGGGTGAGAACGGGTGCAGGGTGACGCCGTCAATGGTCGCCTGAACGTTACGCATGGCGGCGGCAACGGTACGCAGGGAGAGTTCCGTACCGGATGAGTCAGTCCACACTACTTGCTGGAGATAGATGTTATTAAACAGAACGGAGCCGTAGCCAGCATAAGGGTTAGTGAATGTTTCATCGCTCGTCCGGTTGGGGTCCACCTCGGCGTCAACCGTGCAACCACCGTCGTTGTCCTTGCTATTGAGCGTATCGCAGTCATAGATTTTATTCAGGTACATGCGCATGGCATCCTCGGAGCTGTACACACCGTCTGTTACGGAAGCATACTCTTCCAAGAACCACATCGGCTGCATATTCTTGGCGCGTTGGTCAGTGGCGGCAAGGTAGTCGGTGAAGATGTCATAACTCAAGACACTTTCTGGGCAGGCGTATTTATACAGGTTTTCCTTCCATGTTCTTTGCCAGTTCCCGCCTTTGGAGTAATCGCAGGAATCACAGAAGCGCAACCATCGGTAGAGGTTATAGGGCACTTTCTTACCCAAAGCGTAATCAATGGCGAGCTGGTCATCATCGACAAGCGATTCAAAGTAGTAAGTCCATGCCGGGAAGGTATCAGCAGAGATAGTTCCGTTATCCACGAGTTTTTGAACCCATGAGGACTTGTCCGTTTTCATGGCCATCATATCCTGAACAGAACCGACGCCCTGAAACCAGTCCATACCTTGGTAATTAAGAAGTTCGAAGCCTTCAACGGGATTAAGGACATCACCGGTGACATTCCATTTGCCGTTTTCATACTTCATGGAACCGGACTGCTTTTTCCATGAGCCGTCCTGATACCTCATTATTCGGTACGAACTACCGCAATATAGGGAAAGCAGGTACACGCTGTCCGTATCGAGTCCGTCAGTCTGTTTGAAGCGTATCTCAATTGCGTCTAAAGTTTCGTCAGGAGTACCGAAGAACTCTATGAAGTCACCATAATTCAGGCAACCTTTATTATAGCCGGGGGTATCTTTGAAACCGAAGGCGAACTGTTCCCCTTTGTCTTCTTTCCAGTTGCCTTTGGCATGGAAATAGACGTTTTGCAGGCTGTCATCCTTACACCGATAGGTGGCTACCGGGTGATTGGCGGTGGAGTGGTTCATCTGCAAGCCTTCGATATGCAAGTCACCGCTGTCAAATGTTCCGTCAAATGCACGTTGGACAGGTGTCATATAGTTACCACCCAAGGCACGGTATGTAACGTTCATCATTTCACAGGCGCCGCAGTCGTTCGCATTGCCGGAATCGGAGTAATCGACTTTTACGGTAATGACATCGACCGGGATTGTATTATCACCGACCTGTACTTTGTTGATGGCAGCCAAGGCTATTGCACGGCGTCCTTCCTCCGTCGTATCGTCCGGATTAAGTAGTATGATTCGAGTGTCCTTGTTTTTGCCTTTACTCTTGGCGAGGTAGTAGCGTTTATTCTTTACCGGGCGTTTGGCAGAGGTGGTTCCCTGGTTGCGGGTTTGGACACTCACGGCCTTGAAATTACGCCACGGGCGTTCGGGGTCAAAGTAATAGAGCGTGATGTATATCTTCGTACTAGTGGAAGTGGTGCCGTCCAGTGCTTCTATATCGGAGCCTTCATAGGGGCATTCGACAATGTAAGGCATACCGCGTGAATAGATTTCGGCAGCTGACGGGCGGCTTTGGGTACTACCCTCGGCTGTCTGGCTTTTAAGGACGTCCTCAAAGGCGTATTCCTTCACCATTACCTCTGTATCGGTCAGACGGACAAGGTAGTTCTTGAACGCCTGTGCCCATTCCATATAGGAGTTCCAGGCCATCATGTAATAAAGATACAAATCACCCAGTTTGCCGTCCATCGTTATATACTTGGTTTGAATCAGGGAGCCGCCGCCCGGAACATAACCAAGACAGGCGACTTCCTCACCGTTGAGGAAGAGTTTCATCATGGAATATCGTGTGCCGTCACGTTCGACGTAGTTGCTTGCAGGTTCAACAACTACGGCTACGGTTATCTTTTCACCCTGCCGGTAGGCGCGTTCTTCACGACGGGCGACACCATTGTTACAGAAGATGCCGACCACCCGGCCGGTGACATAGAAGCCGGCACCGGACGTTTCGTCATAGCAGCTAAGGAGCAGGGCATCATCATCGGTCACGTTCTTGGAAGCGAAAGCGAACTGGATGGCGGCACCGTTGGATTCGATGGACGAGCCGGCAAACGGGGCATGGTTTAATGACACGCCCACATTCTCGGCTACGCGAAGGCAGTTCTCACCCAAGAATGTGCCAAAACCGTTGGTAGTCCAGTTGGCACCGTCCACTTTCATTTCATAATTACCGCTGACAATGCTATGGTCAGTTTCCTGATTGGTACGGGATGAGAAGTCAAAGTTATAGATGGCGCCTTCTTTTATGGCGGCATCAATGGCGGAACCGCTAACTGTCACCCGGACAGGTTCGCTAGTCACGTCCTTGCATACGGCAGTATAGTTGACCGTATCGGTGCCGTCAGCCTTGTAGCCCTGCAGTTGTTGTTTGACCTGATAGGTTTTGTTACGACTGGCAGCAATTTGTGTTACCTGCACGTTATTGGCTTTCACGCTGACGGGTGAAGTCATTTCCAACGGGTCATAACAGGCAACATCAAGTTCTACGGTTTCGTACAGTCGGACTACTCCACCGTTTTTATCATCGTATCTCAAGGCAACAAGAGGTGTGGAACTATTCGGGTCAATTACCATGACAGCCGTGTAGATGACATTTCCTTTCACTCCGGATGCGACATCCGTTCCTTGGATGCGCAAGGGATAGGTACCGTGTTCTAGGCCGAGGGAAGCAGGGCGGATTACAACGGAGTGCGAGTAGTTGTCATTTACAACGGTGGTAGACAGGGATTGCCATTCACCATTAATCTTGATGTCAACCTGGGCACTGATACCTTTATCAGAGGTGTTGTTTCCGAACTTATAGAGTGGAAGGCTGAAACTTTCAGTTGTCGGAGTAAGCAGAGTTTCAGGGGTATAGTTGAGCACCTGCACACAGGTACAGGTAATATCAACAGCTGTTACATTGACATTCTTGGAACCGGTGTTGCCGCTTTCGTCAGTGGCTATCAGCTTGAATTTCCGAGTACCGGCAGCCGTAAAGTATGTGGTGAAGTCCAGTTCAAAGGAGAAGTCCTTCATGTCACCGGAAGATGCTTTGTTGACGGTTTCAGTCCAGACGGTAAGCCCGCTTTCACGGTCTACGAGTTCCAATTTCTCAATCAGGTTGTCAGAGGATTCGACACCGTTCGAGGTCACAGAACGAATGGCAGCAAAGGTTCGTAACGTGGAGCCGTAAGAGCCATAGACAGGTGTCGACTGGAAAGCAATGGCAACAATGGTACCACCAGTCTGACCGCCGCCACCCGTGCCGATAGCGAACTGCACTTCATCGCCAAGGGTTTCACCGGCAGCGTTCTTCATCTGAAGTTTTACAATACCTTCTGTTTCCACGTTTACGTCGAGGTTGGCCGGAACATAGGCATAGGCGCCACCAGTTGAAAAGGCGTCCTTTCCCCCTTCCGCCGGTTCATCGGAAGTTTCAAAAACGGAACCGCCACCACCATTCCCGAAGGGTTTCCAAAGAGAAGGGGTCGCAAAATCGGACACAGCACCCTGGAACTGCCGGGTTTCCATTTCATACTCGCCTGTTTTGTAAGTAATGATGAGACCCGTTCGCTCATATTTGACGCCAGATTCCTGTTGATAGGAGACAATGGCGGCAATAGCGGTTTCAAGGGTATAGTAGCCGTCTTTCAATGGGCGGATCTCATCAACAATGACGATGGGGTGTGTTACATCGTCAGCGGGCGTGCCGCTCTTCATATCCTCAAGGGCTTGCTTATCCTCGGCGGACAAAAGGCCGGCTTGTTCAAGGGTAGCAGAAGGCAGACGGAAGCTGTCATCCGTTTCTTTACCGGTTGTTTTGGACACTTTCTTAAAATACACATTGAGATAGGAAGCGTCAGACAGGACGGAGAAAGAACCCGGTTTGATTATATCGGAAGGGATATTTTTCATTGTATCTTCCAAAGACTTTCCACGGTTGCCGGGGAAAGCTTCTTCTTCACCTTCCCCAAGAGACAACGGTTCAGGCAGACATTCAGAAGGAACTTTACTTTCTTCGTTCAAAGGAGCGATACCGTTCGCTTTTCCTATCCTTTCCTCAAAGTCATTTATTACAGAGGTCCATTTGCCCCATGTAACACTCTCATTGGAAACAATACCTATTCGTGAGATTGTACAAACTGTACCTAAATATACACCTTCGGCATTGTCTGACATGGTAGCCAGTTGTATACACGAAGTGAATGATTGACAAACCTTATTAAGCTCCAACCGTTCAATTTGTATATTTACAGGAATCTTAGACGAATCAACAGACAAAATACACCGATAATTCCCAATAGAAGAATCCCCAGAATACATTGTTTTTAATTTATCTTTAAAGCTATCAATAGTAGTAAAAGAGCCAATACTTTTAAATGGGTCAGTCAAAGGATTGGATTTATCAGACACTCCTGTTATACGTTTCAATAACTCGGCGTCTCCATCCGATAAATCTTTTGCAATCTTATTGACATTCTCCACTAATGCATCAAAATCACCATTCACCATTTTAGCAATGGTACTTGAAAGTAAATCAATAGATATTTTCCGACCGCCACTAACTTCAACGTACATATCTTTGGATAGCTCTGTTGTATCAGTCAGTTGCTCTATTGTAAGACTGTTTGTCTTCAACGCTTGTAACACAAGGCTAATAATCTGTTGTTTTTCTGTTTCTGTCATAATTCTCTTTTTTAATCATTTTCATATACCCATACAAGCTCAATGGTCATACCAAGATTATCTATGTCGCAATCATAGACATTATCAAGATAAAGTTGGAACTCCTTCAGAGCACCAATATCTCCACCGTTAATACCTTTCAAGACACATACACCATCCCTACTGATTACACTCCCTTCAATGAGGTTAGTATACGAATCTCCTTTATATAGTACAGCACGCAAATTTATCGAACCGTTGTCCAAATCGTTCTTTAGTCTATCCAGTCCATTAACTGTAAGTTTACCGTAACCTCTTCTACCAATATACTTGTTATCTATGTCAGTCGTCTTGATTGCAATCAAATCCCAATATGAATTTTCATCAACACCTAGGTGATGAATACTGTTGACAGTAACCATAGTATCACTATTAATAGAAACTCCAGTATTAGGAATAGCCTTAGTCATATTGATATATGCTCCGACCTCTGCAACCTCACTTTCTGAACCATACTTGATACTACGCATTCCTTCATCATCTGCTATCCTATAAGCACCGCTTTGTACACACCTCATAGCAAGCTGGTTATTCCATTCCAAAACTGGATTCATCGTTCTTACCTTCTGTAACATTTGATTGAACACAAAACTCTTCAATCCCTCTATTTGCTGGTTAAGTTCCGGAACATTACTTTCCTTTCTGGTATATCGGACACCATCAAAGTAGACGTAATTACAGCATAAGACACGATTCAATAATTCAGCAAACCACACAGGGCATCCCATCCCATTTCCAAGCGTGAATAATACTGTTGTATATTCGTGGCTGAATAGCTCAACAATATCCTCATCAGAGGTCACGAACTGCTCATTATCCACACCGAACGTCCATCCGTTATCTTTGAAACCACCAGGAACGCGAAAATCAAAAAAGTATTGCATCCCATCTATCCACCAGACAGCATCAAGACGCTGCTTATTATCTTTCATTGAATACTGAATAAGGCTGGTTTCTGATAACTCACATTCATCGTCCGTAACTTTAAAAATCTCACTCGTATTCCCATTAACTGTTACAGTATAGTATCCACATGGAAGCAATGAAATGTTATAGAAATAAAGAATCTTATCATCATTCATCTTCCATGAGCTTAATGATACAGGTGTAGATATATTACTTAAAAGATTATTAATGTAAACAATAGGCTCCTGCTCTCTGGGCGTCAAAATCAATTCAACAAAAATCCGGTCTGTACGTGCAAATAACTGCACATATTTGCTCTTCGCTCCAAACTTATCGGTAGACGGAGAAAAAAACAGTGGGGTAAACGGGCTTATAATCATATTCTAGGCTTTTGTTATTGAACGGACAAATAAATCATACTTCACTCCCTCATTTCTCTCAACCACACTACTCACCTCTTTGATGTAACCTTCGTAAACAAGGCCACCTTTTTGAATCTTAATCGTTCCATCATCTGTTTGTGGAATATCCTCATCAAAGGTTGTAAATGAAACATCTCCACAAGTGACCAAATGCTCTTCAAGTATAAAGTCATCAGTTAATTTCACATCATTGACTATAACATTGCTATTCCCATCCGAAGAAGCATAATGAAGAGAATCAGCGAACATGCCAATATACTTAGCATTAGCTTTCAACATAGCTTTCTGCCAATACATAACATTAAACATTGCATCAGGATTTAGAACACCTGCAATCTTCCAATCCGCATTCCTTTCTAGTACATATTCCGCTTTCCCAATAACCTTATTATAAGCGAGCATTGCGCCAACGATAAACACATCATTATCACTTTCGTTATCAGTAGAACTACTTCCCCTTTTCTGTGACACGATTTCCAAGCCATAAGCATCTGCACGATAAGGACTCACTAACTCTAGTGTATTGTCTGTTACTTGCAATCCAGTAGTATATTCAGCAGTAAATCGAAATTCATCACGACCATTCAAGCATTCATAATCAACTTTATCATAACCAACTTTAACTCGTGCATATATCCTAGAACTGTCTACTTTAAATTGAAAATCTGAAATGCTTCTTGATATATTCTTATTACCATTAAAAGTAAATAAGCTGTCACGATGGACAAACTTTACAATATCCCCCTCAATCTTCTGAACAAAGCCAAAACAGGCTTCCATCCAGTCTACAAACTTCGTATATGAGGTATATAATTTAGCAGACAATATCCCACGAATACTTTCGGCAGCCAAAATAAGGCAATTGTCCAACCGATTGTCTACACCGGAAGCTATCTCGCCTTTTATACCCCCTTTACCACCATTCATACTTTTGAGCAAACTATTCAGAACAGTAATAGGTTTTACCACATCTATATTGATAGGTGATGCTATTGAAGTCCATTTAACCTGTAGTGAATATTTAGAAAAATACACCTTTCCAGGTCCGTTAACATTCATATTACCTATCGGATCATGTATGACAAATTGAAGACATTCACCATCTTGAAGGTCTATTGCATAAACATCCCGATATTGTTCGGGTCTATAAGTGTCTTTTTCTGTTGTATGTGTATTTCCTGAATAATCGGTATTTATCCAACTCGCAATAGTGCTTGTGGTACCGTTCCCATCAACTTTAGCAAGTGTCAACATTACATCTCCTCTGCCTAAATAAAAGTTGAATTCGGGAGTTATATATACCTTGACTGGTTTATGCGCCCTTAAAAAAGCAGGTACAGAAGTATCTAAAGTCACAGAATTTATTTCTACAGGACTATCTGATTCTGGTAAGTCTTTTTCTACGACTTCCAATGGAAGAGACTGGAATATAGTTTTTCCTGTTATATCTCTTGAGAAATCAACATATTGCCCTCCATCTTCTAAAGAGTATCCACCACATATATAGTTCGCGTAGTAATTAAACGGTAGTCTATCATAATAAAGCTGATATGTATCTTTTATCTCATCTACCAAATACTCGTACTGTGTACCTTTATTGGCTTTTATGATACTAGCGACACTATCATCTATCAAATTAATAGAAACAGTATTTCCATCATAGGTCAATGAACCGAAATCCAGTCGGCAACTGAAGAATTCTTCATAAGTATGAGAATTAGTTATAGTATAAACGGTGATACTAGCATTGGAAGCCAGGTATTTGCTCAAATACTCCTCCAATATGAGATCATAGGCTTCTCCAACAAACTGGAATTTTGAAGTAAAGGTTCTAGTTATTCCTTCAAGTCCGGAGCGTTTACGGGAAAACTTTATTTCATCCCAATTCTGAATACAAGATTTGGGAATATCATAGGAAATACTATCAACGGTAAGTACATATTTACAAAGCATTTTAACTCCTTTTGAACGTTCACGAGCAAATATATAGAAAAAGCCAACCGGTTTTCCGATTGGCTAAATTCTTGAAAATCACGCTTTGCTAAAATATGATATAACTATTTGTTTTTCAAAATAATATCTATACCAAGAAATAGAAAGGACTTTTCAATGTTCTCCATACTAATCTTTCCTTTTCCCTTCAAAAAAGCATTCAAAGGGCTTTTATTTATCCCTAAATGATCGGCTAATTCAATCTGTTTTATTCCTCTCTTTTTAAGAGCTTCTAATATCACTTCACGTATCATAAATAGTATTTTGAGACAAATATATGATTCTTGAACGACAATTCACCCTAAAGTAGGGCAAACCTGTCTAACCTCTTTCAGATTCTTGTTTCCAAAGGCACATTGTTTAACTCTAATCAAAAGAAGTATAATAACGAGGAAACATTTTATAAAAATTCTGTTGTCCTAAGAAAAGACCAAATTCCGATAAACTGTAATGTTCCGTTCTATTTAGGAAATTCACGGATTCAAACATAGCGTGAACTCTATTATCTAATGATTTATTGTAATTTCTTAAATCTTCTACTGTACTACAATTGTTGATGTATAAATCATACATATTTTTCCTATATTTTTTCGATATTTTATTAACATCCAAACGAAGAACAAATTCATTTCGTGTATTTATTCTTACATTACCAGGTTGTATTTCACTAGTACATATTAAATTATGTTCTTCCAACTCTTTTTTTAAAGCTGAATCTATATCAGATATTTTAAATCCTTTGTTAAAAATACCTCCAAAGCAAATTAATATTTCTTCTTCTACTAATGAAGAAGAACTTTCTGCATACGTAATACAGCCGGTATGTTTTAACAGTGCAAGAAAATAGACATCGTTTACATTGAAAAGAGAAGCTTCTTTAGGATAAAGTGGATAATTCTTAGCCAACATAGTTATACATTCGTCATATTCTGCTATACAAGTAAAAGTTACCAAACCACTATATATAAAAAATAAAGATGTCAGAAATTGTAAATGTTGTATTCTTATTTTAGGAGTTATTCTTATAGCATCATCAATAAGAACTTGGGTAAAAGTATGCTCGGAAACTTTAATTCTAGCAATAAGCAAATCTATTAATCTTTGCTTTAAATCAGAATCTCCACTTTTTGCATATTCTTTATAAACAGTATTTAAAATCATTTGGATAGCGGGTTCATTAAATCTTTTAAACGATTCTGGGCTATCATGTTGTATTCTAAGTAATGATTCATCGACGATTTCTTGAACACGCTTTTCAAATATATTTTGGGCTTCCCCATATAATATGGAAAATTCATTTCTAACAGTAGCAAGGGCTATCTCTTTGGCCTGGCTTTCTGTAATTCCTGAATAATAATCACCATTCACTTGAATAACAGTAGTATTTGTATTATTATTTGCATTTTGCTTAGTGTCTTTCATAATGCCCTCCTACCTGTGTAATTTTAGATTGTTTATTAGAATTAGCTTCCTGATGTATTGTTGTTTTTTTCTTTCTCGACAATACTTTCTTTATTATAAATCCCAAAAGACTTACGCCTATTCCAGAAAAAAGCCAGCCAGCATTATTTCTGCAAAATGAAAAAATAATAGTTATCAAATCTTGAGCTTCCATTTTTATTTACATTTAATGAATACATAATAAGTTCCTACTAGAAAAAACGTTCAAATATATCACTTTAATTTTATTGCAAATATAGCCAAAAGTTACGCTATAACATAACTTATCTAAAGTTTCTTTCTTCTGCAACCTTTTTCAAACGCTATTTAACTGTTTAAGAACTTATTTCTTGAAGAAGAAACTTCCGACCAGAGGAAATACGGCTCCTAACAGTTCCAACTGGTATATTTAATATTTCGCTTATTTCTTCATAAGAATACCCTTCTGCATAGTACATCACACTGTCAATACAACGGGATTTTTTAGCACACCGTTGTATTGTGGAAACCAAATCATCAAACAGTATTGAATGAGCTGTACAGTTAGAAATGGCACTTCCGTCTACCATATCAAGCCCTGTAAAATGTATAAGGGAATTTCTATTGTATCTTATTATATAAGTATTCCTCATTATAATAAGGCACCACGGTTGAAGTGGTTTAGAACAATCAAATTTATCACGATTCACAAGTAGCTTATAAACTGTATCACCGGCTAAGTCTTCAGCATCTTGCATGGAACAGCAGAATTTTCTTGCCACCTTTAATATCCAAGGATATATTTCTGATAATTCCTTTTCAAAGTCCATTGTCAGCCCTCCTTATTAGGTGTATCTTCGGTTCGCCATTAATGCACCTTTCCACATATTTCCGGTGCATGATACTTTGTTCGTGCATTTCCTTAGCAGAACGCTCGATTGAACTAATAAGAGTGCCTATATCGGGGGGCAATAAGGCAATCATTTTTTTTACCTCGGACACTTCTGCCGTTATCCGATTACACTTCGTCTCTAATGTACGTAATTCTGACAATAAAACATTGTATAAATGCCTATTTATACAATGGATGCTGTTTTTTCTATTCATAAAAAAGTCGTTTGTGATTCTAAAGGAGATGTACAAACGACTGTATGAAATAATTCGCTTTAATTAAAAATTAATCGAATTACAGCATATATGTAATACCAATATTATCATGTGCTTCTTTTTCTGATCGATATTTCAACATCAGCTTGATGAACGATATTCGCATAGACAGCAGCATTAATTACGCGGGAATCAATACTCATTTTAAAGAATGTCATTAGAAAAGCAATCTCAGCATCAAAAGAAGAACGAATTTGTTCAGGAGTAGCCTTACTTCCTTTATGTTCCTCACTGCGTCTTTCCTCATTCCGTTTTTGCTCAAAAATTGCAGAATGAAGTAAATAATCAATCTTCGATATTACTTGTTCATCACTCATATTTCGGGTATCTACATTTAGCTGGTCCAATACCTGACGAACATCATCATAAAAGCCAAGAGAAACAAGAGTCTGACATATACGAAGGCTCAATAGTTTGGCACGTTCCTTCACCATATCCTCTTTGTCCATAATCATAGCCTGCATACCTGAAGGATTAACAATGCTTCTGTATTCGATAATTAATTTAGATGCCATCTCTTTAAGTGTGCTTTCAGACACAGATCCGCGGTCCGAAAGCAAACAAGCATAGTTTCCACATGAAAGCTCAATGAAATCATTCAATGTTATCTGATTTAATCTTTCAATCATAGCTATTTCAGTTTAGACAACTTATACAGTTCAAAATCACGGTTAGACGCATCCTGACGCTGCATTTTAAGACTCTTCATCAAAAGGAGATTTGTTCTATCAACTCTTTTTTCTAATCGGGAATAATCATTGAAAACAATGGTGTCACCGGAAGAAGATGCAAAATATGTCGGTGAAAATGTAGGAAAATCCCAATCCGGCATGTCAAAATTAGAGATATCTACCTTATCAACATCAGGAAAGACTTGTGCACCTTTAGGAATATCAACTAAAGTTGGAGTAGCAGGAGTAATCCATGCTTTTCCGGAATACATAATAACTTCATGCTTACCAGCATCACCAACTAAAGCGGTACCGCCGGGATGTCTATCATTTCCTTTGGTACCTTCTGCATAAGAAGGAATAGGAGTTGCAAGAATAGTTGCAACCTGAATTGCTCCCATGGCACCAATAACAATAGATAAAGGAATATTCGGTAAAGCTTCAGTTATTGCCAGTGCAGTGGCTATTCCAGCTTGAGCGACACTAGTCGCCTTTTCCCAAATGGCTTGTTTACGTGCCATTTCTTGTTTTTGTTTTTCTAGTTCAGCATTTTTTGCTTCTGTCAAAGATTTTGCAGCACGTTTACGCGCTTCTGCTTCTTCTTCGGAAATAGCACCTGACTCTGCCAGTTTATCAACCCGTTCAACATCTTTGTCATATTTTTCATCATTAGCATCCTGCTCTTCCTCTATCTTATCAATTTGAGCATCATAAAGTGTAGAAACAAGATTTCCAATAGTCCCTACAGCTTGTGATGCAGTTTGCAACCATTTTTTGAGATTCTTTTGGCGTTCTTTTAACGCTTTATCTTCAGCTTTAGTAATATTTTGAATAGCACTTATCTGTAATTCTGCCTCCTTTTTAGCGAGAGCAGCCTTCAAAACATACAACTGAGTAACAATCTTAGTACGTTCTTCAGCAGTAATATTCTCAACGGTTAATTCCAGTTCCAAAGCTTCAATCGCAGCTTCAGTAGTCTTATGTGCATATTCAAGTTGTAAATTGTATTCCTCTATCGCATATTGCTCTTCTGTTATTAGCTTGGATGCTAACTTCTTTTTAAGAGCAAGCATATCCATTACATACGCAGCGTCACGTATCTCTTGCTCATGGGCTGCATTTTCCGCAATCAATGCTACCTGATCAGAAGCATACTTTCCGTAAATCTCTTGTTTTTTCCTAGCATATTTTTCATCTATCAATATTACATCTTCACCAGTTTTCTCCGCTGCATCAATTTCTGCTTCACGTTGCAATTCCAACTGGTGCAATTTCAAATCAAGTTCTTCCTGGGACCCCTTTTTTACAACAGCAAGAGCGTTCTCAACATCCTTCTTCTCACGATCAGAATTATACTTAATAGTAAACTCATCTAGCTTTTCCTGCATTTCCTTAGCTAAATTCTGACGTGTAGCAATTTCCTCTTTGCTATTACCCTTGACGGCAGCAATCTTCTTCGAGTAAGCAACACCAATTTTAGCAAGTTCTTTCTCCAGTCCCTCATCCATAAGAGCTAGTTCTGACTCCTGATAAGTTTCATGAATTTTCAGCTTCTCTTTGAGAGCTTTTTCCTGTTCACGTTTTTCTTTATCAGTAAGTACCTTTACTGAATTCCCCTTTGTACCACCATTCTCTTTCAAATCAATGGTATCAAGTTGTTCAATAAGAGATTCTGTTATTGATGAAATAGCCTTCTTACCTGCAGCAGCTTTAGTTGCAACATCGATCTCATCTTTAATGACATTATTTGTGCGTCTCCATGAGGTCAGAATTGTAAAGAATCCCCTGTCTTTCAATTCTCCTTCCAATTTCTTACGATTATCTATAGCTAATTGATAATCACTATTTTCATATTCCAAACGAGACTTCAATGTTTCAATATAATCTTCTTTAGCCTTTTTGGCCGCCTCATCAGCAGACATTCCTGAATTTATATATTCTTTATACAACCTCTGCATATTTCTAGCATTCTTCTCCAAAATATCAGATTTCATCATCTCTTTCTGTGCAAAGGCAACAGCCTTATTGTCTGCTTCATCTTGTAATTCAGAATACCCCTTCAGCTGTGTAGCAACATTCCTCAACCCTCTTGCCAGAAAATCCAGGACATCCTTCATTATACCCTTGGAATCATAGAAGGATAACATAAATGCTTCCCACGCAGAAGAAAGTCCCGCAATAGAACCTTTAACATTGTTACTCATGGTATCTGCCATATCTGTTAGTTCTTTATCCACGCCTGTAATTTGCTCCCTCAATGGAACAATTTTATCAGAAGCTGTAAGAAAAGCATTGAAAGCGGCGACACTCCGTTTATCTGTTAATTCTAAAGTTGTATTTAAATCTACACCTTGTTCTTTCAGTTTCTTTAAGCCAACAACCAACTCAGGCAATGTTTTTACAGGTTCTCCAAGTGCTTTAGCTAATTTGCCATTGCCATCAGCCAAATTCAACAAAATATTACGAGTGGCTGTTGCAGACATTGAAGCATCAAAACCTGCATCTGCAAGCTTTCCTAACAATGCCAAAGTATCTTCTATTTGGAAATTGAATGCCTTTGCAACCGGACCAACAATAGGCAAGGCAGTAGCTAGGTAAGAAAAAGATAAGGCACTCTTTGATGTAGCAACAGCCATAGCAGATACATAACGTTCTGTTTCTTTAGTGCTAGCATTAAACATTCTCAATGCAGCACCAGACAATGCGGCTGCATCCGAAAGTTCAGCTCCAGTTGCTTGTGCGAATCGTAAGATGGCACCTGTCGAATCTAATATTTCACGACGTGTAAAACCTAATTTGGCTAATTCTATCTGTAGTTCAGTAGCTTGTGCAGCTGTATATTTCGTTGTTGCTCCTAATTGACGCGCATCAGTGGTTAATTCTTTAATATTGTCAGCCGTCGTACCTAAAATCGCTGCAAGTTTGCTATTAGCAAATTCAAATTCAACAATGGAACCAACACCTTCACGCAGTTGCGTAAACATCTTAACAATCCCTCCAACAACAGCTTGTGCACCAATATATCCAGCAGCCCATCCTTTCAATCCTGCACTAACTTGGCTTAGCCCAGGAGCCATCTCCGTTTTAAGCATCCTTCCTGCATTCCGGGCAATAATACCCATATTCTGCATGGACTTATTACCGTTCTGTATCTCAACCCATGCAGCCTTCACTTCTTCCCGGTATGCACCAATTGTCATTTTCTGTTGACTATATCGATCGGAATTTCGCTTTATGTAATCAGTGTTGATTCCAATAGTAGAATTAAGACGGGCAAGTGTACGAATATAGTTTTCATCCGTATCTTTCAAAACATCAACAGCCTTTTGCAGCTGCTTATTCATTTCCTTTGCTTGTGAACGGCTATGTACTTCCTGATTAGTCAAGGTAATAGCAGTTCTGATAAGTTTTAAACGTTCTTCTTCAGATAAAACAGCTTTCTTACGAGTAGTATTACCGGCATTCTGCGCTTTTGTCAAGTTAGCTTCCGCTTTAGCAGCCTTTTCCAAGGACGCAGCATTATCCGAGTTTGCCTTGGTTAGTTTCTTCAATTCAGCAGCAGATAATTTCTCTACATTTAGCTTTTCCTCTATCTTCTTACTGACAGTTTGAGTTATTTCAGACTGTTTTCTAAGAGCCTCGGTTAATTCAGCAGATGCAGAACCAGCCGTTTTTGCTTGAGTATTATAAAGATTACTCAACTTTTCAAGATCAGCAACGCCTTCTACATTTAGTTTCAAACCTTTTGCTAATTCTTTGGCCGCATTAACATAATCAGCCCTCACACGCTCAATAGTATTATCAAGCTCCACCAATTTCTGCAAATCGTTCTCATCAACGAAATCTTTTAATTTTAAATCTGCCATAATTACAGGTAATGTCTATATTCAACAATCTTTCCTTTTATCTCAACTCCTAGTTTATCAAAAGCATAGGTACCATCTTCTTTCTGATAAACGACATACATGCAACCATCCAAGACAGCTGCTTTCTTTGCAAGATCACTGATACGTTCCAGTTCACTCTGCATCTTTTTTATTTCGCAACTACAAGCCATTTTCTACCGATATCCACATTCTGAAAAGAAACGTTCCATCCAGGGACGGAGATACATAATATTAAAGTACTCTTTAGCTGTATCACCAATGCCTAAAATCTGCTCACCGTATTTCTTCTCAATAGAACTACCGTCCGTAAATCCTTTCGTTGAGAATCGAAGCCCGGAATCAATTCTATCGGCAGTTATGCTATCATAGAAAGTACCAGTAATAAAGAGGTTAGGTACCTCAACCGGACGCGGTGGCAAATAAAGCATCTCACTTCTAAGAGGTGGAGTTATCCTCTCCTTCCATCGTTTATATTGTTCCGCACGGTTCTGCCAGGGACCGGGCTCGTTAAAATAGGTGTCAGTATCATAATCAGGATTCAATAGATGTTCAGTACCGTCCAGACCGGAATATAATTGCTCCTGAATGCAATCAACGAGCACATTCTTATGTTCTTCCATACACCTAATACATTCCTCTTCAAACCCGGATGCAATGGAATGAATAACTCTATGTAATTCATCAAAATCTGCCATACAGTAAAAATATAACGGGCCGGGCTGTAATCACACCCCAGCCCGTCGGTTACTTAGTTATCGCATCGTACACTTCCGAGAGCTTCTTCTTGCGGTCAGCTTCCTTCAGTTCCTGCCACACGACTTTAATGTGTGCATTAATAAACTCTTCCTTCGTCATGCCCTTCACAGCAACCTCGACGAACGTAACATTATCTACCTTCATGACACCTGCTCGATACCTCTGATTCCTTTTTCATACAATACAGAAGGAGCTTTCAACGAAGGAACCGCCCCGGCTTTAGGAACAATGGTAATGATACCATCCGAATATGTAGCAGAAGTTACGTTATTCATAACTTCAGCAGCACCATCAGCAATAAGACTGCCAAATTCTTCTGTACGGTCATAACCACCAACAACTTCAACTATTTTGTAAGTATTTTCGGCCTCCAACTTTTGAAACACAACATCAACCAAGCCTTTAACGAAATTCTTGGGATTGAAGTCTAACTGCACGTAGTCAAAGTGCAACTGGCTGTCTTCCACATCTTCATGTGAAAAACTAACAGTCATCGCAGATTTAGCACTACTGGTCGGGTACTGTGTCACGGTCGGGTAAACAGTAGACATCGGAATACCGGCAAGGATATCAGTGTCATCATTATAACCGATCAACATATTATCCTGATTCCAAAAGTAAACGTCCCATCCTTTATTGGCACATTTCAGAAGCTGGGCATTCAAAACCTCATCAAATTTCTTCAAAGTGAAGGTGTCTGTTTGAGCGCTAAGCCCGTTGTATTCACTTGCACCGTACCCTACAGCATTAACTTGGGGCTCTCCACCATTCTTGGCATACTCCAGAAATGGCAAAATAGGGTAAATACGCCCGGGACGGTCTGCATGGCACAATTCGAGCAACTTCTCACCTGTTATATCAGCAGGGAGTTTGACACCATGTTCTGTCAAGATAGCACCTTTGACTTTTTTCCAGTCAATGCTACAAGCAGAACTACCAGTGTTCATCCGGGAACCCTTACACGTTCTAATCTTTCTCATTTTCTTCTACAATTAAGATTATTAATTTTTATTTCCATCGAGCGTATATTTATGGCATCAATCGGCTCGCTCACAGCCTCACCGGAATCTGTATAGGCTCCGTATCTGCCATATGAATAGTTTTCTGAATAACTATGTTTCACTTTTTCGTCATAGTCGCAGTCGAACCGAGAATCTTCATATAATACTTCCAATAAACGTTTATAAATTGGCCGAAGGATATTTTTAAAAGATGTGGTTCTGCGCATCTCATTGCTCCACTCTTTACAAGAAGAACATGCTATAATTAACGAAACCTTTGCTTTTGAAAAATAATCCGCGTCACCTCTATCCTCACTAATTGGAGTGAATAGTGCAACCAATGGAAACTTCCTTTCAGACTGGGCAGAAGACTTACTGTATTCATCTAAAATATCTTTGATATATTGACTGCTACCGAAGATGTAATTCAACCTTGGGGACTTCACAACTTTAGTTCCCCCTTTCCCATTTGGATAGAGGATTTCAAGCCCTTCTGGAAGTTCCTTTACAATCTCCTCAAACAGTTCTGTTATATCTAAATCTATCATAAATTGAAAGCATTAATTGGGGTCAAAAGATCCTTGGTTATTTTCACATCGAAAGGACAATCATTCGACATAGCCCATTCAACAAACTGTTTATTCTTCTCTACCATGCTATTCCATGTGCTTACTTGTCTCTTCAAAGGAGCTACATATTCATTAGCACATTTCAAACGGACAAGCCCGGTTATTGTAGCCTGGGTGTTTGCGTCACGAAGAATATGATAAAAGACATAGTCAGCGAACGGTTCACACAGCTTCTCGCATAATACTGCATATCCGGACTGGGGGGCTTCCTTCTCTTCTGAAATATCAACTTCATCTGAAGAATCTTCCTTTTCCCGTTCAATAAGCTCCAAATAATCTGTGATAGCTTGGGAAAGAGTCACACCAACAACATTCCGGAGAAATTCGGGCTGAAATACCTTAATATACCCATTTATCACCTCATTCACAGCAAGAGATTGGGGCGAAGGCATTTCAGCGACCGAAACATTCTCAATATGCCTGGGACCTGACATAAAATATGAAACATCAATCAACAT